TCGACACAACCGGAACGCGCCGGGCGATCGATTTTTGCCTAGTAGATTCAGGGGCGTTTACCAATGCGGCGTATTCATTCTGCCGTGAAGTCGGCGGGATCTTCCATCCATCAAAGGGGCAAGACCCATACCATCGAAAAGCCAAGTCTAGCTCAGTGACGATCGCAGGGGCCAACTTGCACGCTCAAAAGTTGCCGTCGTCTAATGTTTGGCTCTACGAGCTAGATACCAGCTACTGGAAGCAGTTTATCCATGAGCGATTTATGACTCCGACGTTCGATGAGTCGAACATGCTGCGTCGCGGATCGCTTTCGGTGTTCAGCCTTGAAGAGGAAAAGCGACACAGCCAGTACGCGCAGCATATTGCAGCCGAGGAGCTAGTGACTAAATTCACTGAGGGCAAGGGGGCCAAAACCTATTGGAATGTCCGAGACTCGAACAACCACTGGCTCGATGCAACCTACATGGCGGCGGCAGGGTCGGAGGCTTGCGGGGTCAAGCTTATAGCCCCAAGCGAAATCGAGGTAGCCCCAAAGCATATCGGCGATGAGCCGAAACAAGCCAAGCCTGTCCAGCAAGCCTACAAGCACGGGCAGCAACGATTCAGGCAGCGTCAAGGCGGATGGATTCCCAAACGGAGAGGGTGATATGAGCAAGAGACCAAAACGGATCGACAAACCAGCAACGCAAGAGGCTATCGAGCCGATCGAAATCATCGAGCCGGTCGAATCGGTGGCGGTTATCGAAAGCCCCATCCCCCGCGAAGACGAGGCAAGGCCCTGCACGCTTTGCGAATCACGCCGACCGATCGGCAAAAGCTACAGCCGGGTCTATTGCACCAAAGCCAAGGTTCGATATTGCCGATGCTCCTACTGCGGGCACACATGGCCCCAGGAGCGTAAATAATTTAGCCCAGTGTACTAATGGAATAGTACAGGCATCTTCCAGGGGCCAGCAAGCCATGCAACGATTGACGCATGGCATCAGCGCAAAGCCTTCTAGCACTAATCGACGCAGCTATCGAGGCTCTCCTAAACGGGGGAGCGTCGCAGTATTCCATTGGCTCTAGAACAGTCACCAAGCTTGACCTAGCGTCGTTGATGGCCGAGCGAAAAGCGTTGCTCCATCAAGTCCAACGCGAAAGCGGATCGGGCGGTATCTCCCTCGGGCGAATCGTAGGGGGGCGTCGATGATTGCTCGATTTATCGATTCGGTAGTCTCGGCAGTTAGTCCCATCGCGGGATTGCGACGGCAGGCGGCACGCAAGGCCCTTGCCAGATCCTACCAAGGGGCCGAACCATCGCGGGTAAGCAGCAACAGACACCCCAAGAACCTACCAGCCGACCAAGAATTGATGGGGCCATTCGGGGCCGACCGTCTCAGGGCAGAGGCAAGGCGTTTGGTGCGCGATAATTCCTACGCTTGGGGCGTGGTCGATACGATCGTTTCTTCCGTCGTCGGTGCTGGCATCCAAGCCCAATCGACCTACGAAACTCCCGAAGGCGATGACATCGAGGACATCAACGACCTGCGCGATAAGGCTTGGTCCGAGTGGTCCGAAGTCGCAGATATCAACGGGCGTTTGACCCTCGAAGAAATTCAGATTATTGCCCTTCGTGAAATGGTCGAAGCGGGCGAAGTGCTGGTTCGAGTAGTCAATCTGCCCTCGACGGAATACCGGGGAATCTCTCGACCAATCCCGATGGCCCTTGAGATCATCGAAGCCGACAGGCTAGCGACCGATCGCGATACTTACACGATGGGCATCGATCGCGGCGATGGTACGCGGGTAATTCGCGGCATCAAAGTCGATGAATCAGGCAAGCCCCTTGCTTATATGATCTACGACGATCACCCCTTGCAACCCTACGCAGTTTCCAGGACGCCAAAGGAAATCCCAGCCCGGGAGATTATTCACCTATTCCGGCAGGATCGAGTCGGACAGACGCGGGGCGTTACTTGGTTTGCTCCTGCGTTGGCGTCGATTCGCGACCTTGGAACCTACTTGGACAATGAACTACAAGCCTCGGCTATCGCGTCCTGCTTCACGGCGGCGATCAAGACCGAAACGCCGATGGGCGAACTGAGAAATCCAAGGGCTGGCAGCGGGACCGACAAGGACGGCAACAGGGAGCGATACCTAGAGCCGGGATTAATTTTCGATTTGAACCCGAATGAATCGGTCGAGGTAATCAACCCAACGCGGCCAAACACTTCGGCGGGCGAATGGACCAAGGTTATCTTGCGAGGGATTGCGGTAGGCACAGGGCTTTCCTACGAGGTTGTGGCTCGGGATTATTCGCAGACCTCCTACAGTTCCAGCCGGACCAGCCAACTCGAAGATCGTCGGCGGTTTCGGATCATTCAGAAATACATCATTCGGCATCTCCTACAGCCTGTTTGGGATCGCTTTTGTGACGCAGCGACCAGAACCAGCCTCGACGGTTTCCCATCGCCTATCGACCTGCTAAGCGACCGCAGACGGTTTACCCCTGTTGAATGGCAAACGCCAAAATGGGAATGGGTCGATCCAGGCGTCGAGCAGCAAACCAGTGAATCGGGCATCAACTCATTTACCGCGACCTACTCCGAAGTCCTCGGGGCTCAGGGGCTCAATTGGCGAACCGTGTTCTATCAAAGAGCCAAAGAGGATCGGGTATTGCAAAAGCTCAACTTGCGAACCCCAGAGCAGCAACAGCTAGCGATTTCGGCGGCTCAGACCCAAGGGGCGGCAGAAACCCAACCAGCGACCGGCAGCGGCGAAATGATGGGGCTCTCAACGCTTCAGTTCAATCGCAACCGCAAAGCCATTGCCAAGACCCTCGACGAGCTTTCCAGCGGGGCCATTAGCGAAGCGGCGGCGAGGGTGTTCCTATCGTCGGTCGGCATGAGCGAAGCAAGCGTACAGGCCCTAATCGACGACGCAAAAGACGGATCAGTGGACACGCTACCGGCTGAGGTGACAGCATGAAAAAGAGCGACCTAATCAAGCGACGAAAAGAACTCGACGCAAGACACCAATCCAAGCCCATCGAGGGCGGTTCGATTGTTCGCCAATTCGGGACCGTCAAGGATGGCCGAGCGGTGATTGCGACCGAAACGCCGATCGACATCTACGATCAGGATCGTGGTTGGATCAAGCAAGTGTTGTTGATGGATGGCGTCCGGTTTCGCAACGATAAAAAGCAGTTGCCTATCGTCGATTCGCACAACGACAAGACCGTACGCAACGTCTTTGGCTCGATTCGCAATATCGTTATCGAGGGCGATGAGCTACTTGGTCTGCCTGATTTCGCAAGCGATCCAGACAGCCAGATTGTCGCGACAAGATACACCGAAGGCCACCTAAACGACTTCTCGATTGATGCACAGATTCTCGAGCGTCAATTCGTTCGAGAGGGCCAAACGTACACCACCCGACAAGGCAAGGTGATTGAGGGTCCAGCGGAAATTGTAACCGCATGGGAACCTCACAACGCTTCGATCTGTGCAACGGGCGCGGATCCGAATTCTACTGTTCGCAGGTCTTACATGGACCATGAAAGGGTTGAACGTATGGACGAGTCGCTTTTGGCAACTCTCAAGGGGCTCGGGTTGCCAGAAGGCATGACCGATCCAACTCAGATTATCGTTTTCCTCGCAGGGAAAGCAGCAGGGCAAGCCAGTTCTGACGCGGCTCCGATGGGCCAAGTCGAATCGATGGCAGGCATGGAAAAAGAGCCCGAAGAGACTATGCGGGCCGAGCATGTCGAGCCAACCGAAGACACCGAAAAGAAAGTCGAAGCCGAAGTTGCAAGACAACTCAAGGCAGCCGACGACCGACGCAAAACAATCGTTGCCCATTGTATGGTTGCAAAGCTTGAGCGTAGCTTCGCAGACACTTTGGTTGACGATCCATCCGTGACAGTTGAAATCGCTCAAGAAAGGATCATCCGAAAGATGGCTTCTCAACCACTAGGAGGGGCCGTCGAGGGCTCCAGTTTCAGCGTGACCGAAAGCGAGCACGATAAGTTCATGGCTCAAGCTTCGGCGGGTCTTGTGCAGCGATGCTACCAAGGCCAGATCAAGACTCAAAAGGCCCCTGACGTTCAAGGCGCGGAACACTTCCGCAACCTCGGGCTCTATCGGCTTGCCGAGGCTTGCGTAAGGCGAATGGGCGTCAACCCAGAGCACCACAACAAAGGCGATATCGTTCGCATTGCGATGGGTCACCCGGGAATTGTCGGCCGATTGAATATCCGTCGATCCAACGACGTTTACCACACAAGCGGATCGTTTTCGAGCCTGCTTTTGGATGCGGCCAGCAAGACCCTAACGGCGTCTTACGTCGAGGCACCATACACTTGGGACCAATGGGTACGACAAGCTCAGTCGGTTGACGATTTCAAGAACATCAACCGAATCAGCCTTGGCGAATCGCCAAACCTTGAGGTTGTTCCCGAAGGCAAGGACTACCCAGAGGGCAAGGTTGTTGATCAGCGCAAGTCGTACAAAGTCGAGAAGTACGGCAAGGAATTTACCGTGACTTGGGAGACGGTTATCAACGACGACCTGGACGCCCTTTCCCGCATCCCAGCGATGCACGGCTCGGCGGCTCGTAGGACTCAAGAAAAAGCGATCTACGATGTTTTCCTGTCGAATCCGTTGATGCCTGACGGCTTCAATCTTTTCTCGGCTTCGCACGCTTCCGGGACTAACCT